CATATAATAATACTCTCAATCATCCTATCTACTGGTAAGGCTGTACCACATACTGTACAATACTCATCGTCTAAAAATAAATCTAAATGTTTCGTGTAAGTTTCCAATCTATCCTCCTAATGTATGGATAATATCATATATTGCTATTATCTGTCAAATACCCAAGGCATAACCGTTATTTCTCGGATTTAGCCAAATAATGATGAAAATATTAGGGGTCATTCTATTCCCTTTTAGTTGGCATGCTACGTGCATGGTAATCATTGGCATGTAAAATGCTATTGCATACTTGGTACCAACTACTTACTAGTTATATCATAAAAATAAATTTATTGACTAGCATTTTAATACTTGACACGGTTTGCAATAGTGTGATAGTATGAAGTTAACAAAGGGGGACAATATGAAACAACCGTTATTAGAGATAGACGTTAAAGATACTGCAATGATGGATAGTTGGAGACATAACTGCCCATGTTTGAAGTCATTAGATAGACACGCTAGGAAATGGTTTCATCGTACGGCACCTTTATCGGGAATAGTCCTGCTAAATGGTGATATGGTTAACAGAGTATTAGCATATGATAGACAGGGGATATAATATGAAACAATCTATCAATTTTTGGGGATTTTGTGACGCTTTTCGTGAATGTGATAGGGAAAATAGATTTACCTATGGTGGAAAAAGGGCACTATTTGATTGGCTAGAGGCTTTAGACGCTGATTGTGGTACCGAAACTGAGCTAGATGTTATTGCCCTATGCTGTGAGTTTACAGAGTATGGAAACCTAGCTGAACTACAAGCTGATTATACAGATATTAAAGACATGGATAGTTTAAACGACAATACTACAGTCATTATGATAGATGATACTAGCTTTATAATTCAAGCCTACTAAAGGGGGTGAGGTAGGGAAACAGTCAATAGCAGTCAACTGAAAGGAGGAATATGACAAACAATCTAATAAAAGAGCATAAAGGATTAGTTGTATCAATGGCCAAGCGGTATCAAGGCAAGGGACTAGACCTAGAGGATTTAGTGCAGGAGGGGTATATCGGTCTGCTAACTGCCCAAAAGAAGTATAAAGAGGATAAAGGCACTAAATTCAGCACGTATGCTAGCTATTGGATAAAGCAAGCCATAATCAGAGCAATAGAGAACACTGGTTCATTGATACGAGTGCCAAGCTACGCTAATGACCTACTTTCGCCAGACCATGTAAATATAAGTGATAATACCGCGACCAGTATCGGCACTAGGATAGACGCTACATTCTTGGTAACACAGATTAGAGATATTATAGGTGATGATACTAGTACCCATATGTATTTATCATATTATATGCACAATATGTCATATCGGGATATAGCATCACAGTTTAGTATCTCACATGAGACTGCAAGGAAGCAATTAAATAAACTGCATACCTTAGTGCAATCCAAATTACTCAAGTAAAGGGGGGTCTTATGATATTGTATATAGCAATTGCAACTAATAGCCATACCTTTGCCCCTATAGTGTTCACCGCAAATAATGTTACCGAAGCAAGGCACTGGGTAAGCTGTCACCTTGCTTGTGACTTGTCGTGGCATATTATGGAGGTATCATCAGGCCACGTGTCTAACCTCCTCACTGACCCTACAAGCGATGGTACTGATGTGTAGGTATGGTAGTGGTGTTATCGTTGAACCTAGGCCCATTACAGCTCATCGTAGTGGGCTTTGTAGTATGGTTAGTGGGTATAGTTGTAAGGATTAGGACTATGTGGTGATTAGTAGCTACGCTAACACCTGATACCTAATAATAATCAATAAGATAATGTAAGTAATAGATATACGTGTAAGTAGGGGGGATGGACTATACACTAGTACATATATTAAGGGGATGTAAGACTATACGTATGGGGATGGTTGGATATAATATAAATAAGTATACGTAACCTATGCCTATTATATTATGATTACATTGGTATATTACCTATGATATACTTGTAACCCTTATAATAAATACATAATAACCCTATACGGTAATAGTATATGTACCCATACTAGTATACTCTATAGTATATATCTATATAGTATACCCTCTAAGGTAATATATACAATATACCCTATATATATAATATATGGTACACGGTATGCATATGCAATGACTATACCAACCACCCCCCCTACCCCACACACTCAAGGGGAGAGGAGTGTAATGTCTTAAAATAACATCTCTAGGGATAAGAGAAAGAGAACCCATATTTATATTTTTACATATTTTTACAACCGTTTACAACAAATGGTCCAACCCATTGATCTACATATTTTATTTTTTACCCCCCTACCAATCATACCTAATTGACACTATTACACTAAATATGATATAATCTAGTATATGACTAAAGATAAAAAAACTAGACGCTTGTCCCTAAAACAACAAAAGTTCACAGAAGCCTACGTAGATAACGGAGGTAACGCCACACAAGCAGCCCTAGTAGCCTATGACGTGGATAACAAGATAGACGCTGCCAATATAGGCCGACAAAACTTAGATAAGCAATATGTAAAAGATGTAATAGATGCTAAGGTAAAATCTCTAAAGAATACAACTTTAGACCGATTAAAACAACACGACTTAGTAGGCCTAGCCTTAGATACAGCCCACAACGACCTCCAAGATGATGACCCCAAAGTAAGAGAAGCAGCTAGAAAGTTCATACTAGAAGTAGCCAAATTCCTATCCGAAGCCGAGAAAGTAACCAGCCATGATAATCGTACCCAAAACCTTGTTCTGCCAAAGTGGAAGTCATCTACAGGTAAATCTTAGTACTCAAGACATACTAGACTCCACCCCCCAAGGCCAATACATAAAATACATGGACATGCAAGATCTATGGAACTATCCTAATGATTTAGACTATCTACAGGAAGATGGACATTCTTATCAGATAATAGACTCAAACAATATTGACAGTTTTGACCTAGATGTGCTATAATCTATTAGAAGGGGAAATATTTAATAAATGTCTTTTACCCCCCCATTTCAAAAAGTCCTAGACGAAGTAAATACAATGGCTGCCAATAAGGAGCCTATTGCTGTATTACAAGCCTTTTTTAAAGAAAAGATGATCGAACTAGGTCCCAAAGAACGCCTCAATAACCTATATAAGATAAGACCTAAAAGAGCTGTCCCAGGAGAACGTAGCAGATATGTCTCCTTACGAATGAACACAGTACAAGACCACTATTGGGACCATAGAACAAATAGAGATTCAGTACTAAAGATGAGACAAATAGGCCTAACAACCCTATCATGTATAATAGGACTAGACCTATGCCTCTTTAACTACGGATCTAACGCCTGTATTATGGCCCACGTTCTACCAAATGTTAAGAAATACTTTAGAATAACAAAGAATGCTTTTACCCAATTCCAAAAAGATTGGGGAACACTCTACCCAGTAACAAACGAAGTAGACAATGTATCTGAGCTACACATAGCAGAAACAGGCAGTATTATGATGGTAGCTACCGAAACCAAGGGCCTAACCTTGGATTTTTTACATATAGCCGAAGCAGCCTTCGTCCCCAATAGCAGAATAGAAGAATCAATAGAATCAGTCCCCCTCTCAGGCCACGTAGTAATGGAAAGCACCCCCGATGGAGCCTCCGGCATATTCTACGAACATTGGAACAACTTTCTAACAAGCCCCGATAGCTCACTATTCACATGCCATTTCTTCCCTTGGTGGTGGCACTACCCCGAAATACAAGACATACCCTACTTAAAAAGACCCAAAGAATTCGTACCCACTGAACGCGAAGAGGGACTAATAGATAAGTATGACCTTAATCCAGACCACATAATATGGCGTAGAAACAAGATAAGTGAGTCCGGTAACAATGAATCAGAGTTCTTAAAGAAATACCCCGAAGACCCCATTACATGTTTCCTATCTGGTGCCCACTCAGTCTTCGATGCAGACATTACCCGTAGCCTATGGATGAATGGACACGACCCCGCCTTCAAAGGTGATCTAAGAGTAGCCAACAAATGAAAATAAAATTTGAAGACAGACCCTATAAAGGCAAAGACGAAGAGTTCATGGGCTGGCGCATATTCACAATGCCCAAAGCCACCCACTCTTACGCCATAGGGGTAGACGTAGCCGAAGGCAAAGGGAAAGATGCTAGCTGTGCCCAAGTAATTGATTGCAACACTGGAACATTAGTCGCTAATTACTGGTCCCCAGCAATAGACGAAGACAACTATGCAGCTGAGATATATAAAGCAGGACACTTCTACAACAAAGCTAGAGTAATAGTAGAAGAGAACAATAGTGGACACGCAGTAATAACAAACCTATCAGGGGTATACAGTAACAGCCTAAGATACCCCTATCTATATAAGAGATACGAATACGACCAGTACACCAAGAAAAAGACTAAAACAATAGGTTGGAGAACCACAGGCGGCAACAAAAACAACCTAATAAGCAACCTAAAAGCAGCATTAAGAGATGGGGATCTAAAAGTATATGATAAATACACAATAGGAGAACTAAGCACCTTCGTAGTAGATGAAAAGACAGGCAAACTAGGAGCTAAAGGCTCTGCAAGAGATGATAGAATAATGGCCCTAGCCCTAGCCTGGGAACAAGTACTCGTACTAAGAACATCATTAAACAACTCCACTAAACCCTACAACAACCAATCCCAAGAATACGACCCCACCACCGGATTCCCCATATAGGCACCTAAATGGCTAAAGCATATAAAAGCACGTCTAAAAGCAAAGCTACTCAAGCATGTATAGACTACGTAGCTGGCCTCTTACAAGACTCCGAAACCTTCTACAGACCCCTCAGAAGAAAGTGGAACGTATTCGAGTACCTCTACACCAAAGGAGCCTCCAAAAAGAACACCCCCAGAGGCAGAGCCAACCTAGAACTCCCAATAGCCTTCCAACAAATAGAACCCTTCGTAGACCATTTATCAGAACTAATGTTCGGTGAAACCCCTTACATAGCCTATTCCCCCAGAACTAAAGGCGAAGAAGTAGTAGAATCAGCAGCAGACGTAAGCAACTTCACCCAATGGCAACTAGAAGTAGGTGACTTCTACCCAGAAATGAGAAAATACTTCAGAAACCTAGGAAAACTAGGTAACTCCGTAATGAAGATAATATGGGAAGAAGACACAATAGAAAGAGACTTAGACCCCGACGAACTAGAATTTGACGAAGGCAACCCCGAACCCAAATCCCTAACCTCAGACGATGTAATGTTCGACGGTCCCAGATTCTACAACCT